TGGTTTTCGGTGTATATGTCATCGATACAAATAAAATCAGATGTTTGCATTTTGATGCCTTTCAATATAGTTTAAAAGATTGTTGCGCGCCACGTCATCGCTAAAAAATATACCCGCATAATCGCCCGTGAGTATGCCGAGCGCGTCGTGGATGTGCCTGACTGCTATGTCGAGCGCTTCGTCTGCTAGTTGTTCTGGGATTAACATTCTTCATCCTCATATTGACATTCTTGCACACGCCAGTCTGCCGCGTTAAAATCTTCCATATAACCCACACGCACCGAGTATTCGCAATTGTCTACCAACGCTATAAATTCGGTAGCTGCATCGTACAGTGTGGCGTACGTTTCGCCGTCTGGATTTTGCCATTCGCCGTTGGCGAATAATGTTTGTATTTCATATCTCATTTGTCTATCTCCTGAAATTGTGCGTTATGAAAACAATCTTACCCTCTTCCGTCATGTCTATATAGTCAGAATCAAGACATGAAATTAAATCTTCTTCGTTGGTACAATCCCATGAATGATACGCGTTGACTTCTTCCCATGTCATCTCGTCATATACGTTCATGTCGTTGCGCGCTTTATACTCGGTAACAATATCTTGGCCTTGTTTGCTTAGCATTTTATTGCGCCCCCATTGTTGAGTGATTAAAAGTGAAATAATATCCGTTATCGTCCGAGCCGTAACCCATGTTAGATATATCCCAGTCCAGTTTATGCTTGGCAACAAGCGCCTTGACCGCTTCAAAGTGGCAATTTTCATGGCTAAGCTCATGAGGGTATGAAATAGTAGCCTTGAAGCCGTTAGCGCTTGCCTGTATGCGTGAGCCGCGTGTATTTGTGTGCGGTAGGTATTTTGTTTTGATGACTGTCATCATTATATGCCCCTATAAAGTAAGTATGCGAAAGTCGAGCCCATGAATATTCCCAAAAGATAGGGATAGGCTTTGCTGTTTACTATGGCTTGCATGGCTTTAAAGATTTTGTCTTGTAACATTTTATTATCTCCTATAGTTGTGCTGCTAGGTATCATTATACAGAGATTCTCAGTCTGTAAAGCTTTTCTTTACCTATATTTTGATATAAATCAAAAGAATCCAGGAAAATATTGACATAGATCAACTTTTCGTCATTTAAATGGATTGTCATGGATTTCCTGCGATTTCTTTGGATAGGCGCGTGAATGACAATCGTGCGATTGCTGCTATGATTGGGCTGGGGGGTTTTATTGTCATATTGTCATTATTACTTTAATACTGTAGATGTTATATATGTAAGGAATAGCCGAGCGCAGAAAGCCGCGCGTCATGTCGGTAATCGCGCAAACATTTTGCGCGTGGCAATATGACAATATGACAATCCGACCATGTAAATAATAACCTTACAAATCCAGGGGTTATTCGCCACAATGGTGCGCGGCCCAAAAGGTGTAAAGCAATATCCATTTCGGCGGCGGCTCGTTGCTCGACCTTTGGCCTTGTTGCTCGCATGGTTATCATTAACCCTGTTAGCAATAGGGCTTTGTGAAAAGTGCATTTTTCAAACTGAGGGGGGAGGGAGGGCCTTGAACTTGGTGGTGTGGTCGCGGCTGGGTTCGCAGACAATTTTTTTTATTTAGCCACCTGATTAAACCTGAATGACTATTTGACTATTTGACTATAAAGTATGNTACTATCCGCAAATGCTATCATTACCCTACAGCCCTAGAGTAGTACAGGCCACCGAATTAAGGCTACAGAAGATATACGATGCTGCTAACATAGGGTTAAAAGGTGACTCCCTGGCGCTNGCCGCCGGTATGTTACCNAGCGAATACAGGCAGCTATGCCAAATGGATCCACTCGCAGACATGGCGGCGTTGAAGGGTAGAGCAGATGGCGAGATAGAAGCCGCCACGCAACTCCGAGAAGCCGCCCGCGAAGGCGATGCGAAAGCAGCGCTAGCGATACTACAGCACGTATACGGCTGGACGGCCAAGCAGGAAATATCTGTTGACGTATACCAGAAAATCAGCATCACTCAAGCACTACTCGAAGCACAGGGGCGGGTCATAGATGGCTAATGCTCTCGCCCCTCCGTCTCGCAACTCTCTGTTTGGCTTTGTAACTGACCCATTCTCTGTCAACACTTACGCTATTAAAAAAGCTGCGTCGGAATACGGGCCAGAAATGCTACAAGATAGAGACGCATACCGGCATTTAATAGGTATAGCTATGCTGGCTAAACGGCAGGGTAACAAGTACGCTGAAACTGTTGGTAAGNTGCATGAAAGTATGCTACCAGTAATCGGAGCGCCNCCAGGACANACAGATGAAGAAAANGACATGGATACGTTTAATAACGTACTGGGGTTAGAGATAGCTGGTAAGGCCAAGACGGATGAAGATATATTCCGCATGGCGCGAGAGTATGTGGCCGCAGGTAAAGTTAGGCGGTTAGGTACGCTAGGCCCATAATGCAACTACCTATATATAAGTCTGACGAGGAACAGCTACTAATGGCTAGGCTCTGGTCTACCAAGCTAGCAGACAATCCTGAAGATTTCGTACTATATGCCTTTCCTTGGGGGCAGAAGAACACTCCACTCGCTAACTTCAAAGGGCCACGACAATGGCAACGAGAAGTGCTGCGCGAGATCAAGGCGCACATAGAAGCTAATAAAGGTCAGCTTCAGATGGACACGCTACGGGCTGCGGTCAGTAGTGGACGGGGTATCGGTAAGTCGGCGCTAGTAGCGTGGCTTATATTATGGATGCTGACCACTCGCATAGGTAGTTCGGTGGTGGTGTCGGCGAACAGTGAAAGTCAACTAAAGTCGGTAACTTGGGGTGAATTGACCAAGTGGCAGGCCATGATTATCAACTCGCACTGGTGGGAGATAAGTGCTACCAAGCTCGTACCGGCGAAATGGCTATGCGAACTGGTGGAGCGCGACCTGAAGAAAGGAACGCGGTACTGGGCGGCAGAAGGTAAGCTCTGGTCTGCTGAGAATCCTGACAGTTACGCGGGTGTACACAATCACGACGGAATGATGCTGATATTTGATGAATCTAGTGGTATACCTAACCCTATCTGGGATGTGGGTGCTGGATTCTTTACCGAGAACATATTGGATAGGTACTGGTTCGCTTTCAGTAACCCCCGTAGAAACGAGGGTTATTTTTTTGAATGTTTCCATGCCAAGCGTGCCTTCTGGAAAACCAGAATAGTTGATGCAAGAACAGTAGAGGACACGGACAAACAAGTATATGCCCAGATTATTGCAGAGAATGGTGAGGACTCCCCGCAGGCTCGGATTGAAGTGTACGGGGAGTTCCCTAGCGCGGGGGAGGATCAGTTCATCAGCCCGATGCTGGTGGACGATGCGATGGGCAGAGAAAGGTATAAAGACCTAACAGCGCCAATAGTTATAGGAGTAGATCCGGCGCGGGGCGGGGCGGATAGTACGGTGATCGTGGTGCGCCAGGGTCGGGACTTGGTGGCCATAAAGAGGTACTCAGGCGAGGACACTATGACCATCGTCGGGCGGGTCATCGACGCAATGGAAGAATACAAGCCAGTGCTGACAGTAATTGACGAAGGTGGCCTAGGTTATGGTATACTTGACAGATTAGTAGAACAGAGATATAAGGTACGAGGCGTTAACTTCGGCAGTAGAGCTAAACAATCTATCGCTTTTGGTAATAAACGTGCTGAAATGTGGAATAGTATGCGAGAATGGCTAAAGTCTGCTAGTATAGCGGATGATAGACAACTAAAAGCAGACTTGACAGGCCCAATGAAACGGCCAAACTCGTCTGGNACTATATTTTTAGAGGGAAAGAAAGAGATGAGGGCAAGAGGCTTGGCTTCTCCTGACGCTGCGGACGCACTCGCGGTGACTTTTGCGTTCCCTGTAGCACATAGAGAGTATACTGAACCAGTAAAGCGTAGTTATTCACAGCAAGGTGTTATTAATTCTTGGATGGGGAGCTAGCATGGCGATACCACGCACTACCACAGGTAAGGGTAAGAACTACAACCCTACTGATAAGGGAGCAGGTATGACGGCCAAAGGCCGAGCTGAGTATAATGCAAAGAACAATAGTAACTTAAAAGCACCAGCACCTAACCCTAAGACAAAAGCAGACGAAGGTAGAAAAGCATCATTTTGTGCAAGAATGGCAGGAGTAGTTAAACACGCTAAAGGCGATGCACCGCGAGCTAAAGCGTCTCTAAAGAATTGGAACTGTTAATGAAAAACGGACTGTACGCTAATATCAATGCTAAACGTGAAAGAATTGCAGCAGGCTCTAAAGAAACTATGCGTAAGCCTGGTGCAAAAGGTGCGCCGACTGCTAAAGATTTTAAAGACTCAGCCAAAACCGCGAAAAAGAAATAATGGCATACGATCAGACTAGCATGAACATCGTCGGTAAAGTAGCCGACGGAGATTCAGAACCAGCAGAGTATTTATCTTTAATGCGTTCACGCTTTACGATGGCTGTATCTGCGCTATCTGAAAGCCGTGAAGATGAACTTGACGATTTAAGGTTTAGTGCAGGCTCACCAGACAACCAATGGCAATGGCCTGCGGATGTATTGTCAACGAGAGGATCTGTACAAGGGCAAACGATTAATGCACGACCATGTTTAACCATCAACAAACTCCCACAGCACGTAAAGCAAGTAACCAACGACCAAAGACAGAACAGGCCAAGCGGCAAGGTAATTCCTGCTGACGATAAGGCCGATGTAGAGGTAGCTGAGATATTTGACGGTATCGTCAGGCACATCGAGTACATCTCGGACGCTGACGTAGCCTACGATACAGCCTGCGAGAACCAGGTAACGTACGGCGAGGGCTATTTTCGTCTGCTGACAGAATACTGCGACGATGGTAGCTTTGACCAAGACATTCGTATCGGACGTATTCGTAATTCGTTCAGCGTGTACATGGATCCGACCATTCAAGACCCTTGCGGTTCGGATGCTGAATGGTGCTTCATCACTGAGGACATCACTAAGGTAGAATACGAGCGTCTGTTTCCAGATGCAGCCCCAATTTCTAGTATTATGCAGCAAGGAGTAGGCGATCAGTCTTTATCTCAGTGGATAAACGAGAATACTGTACGAATTGCTGAGTATTTCCACATAGAACACTCTAAAGAGAAGCTAAACCTGTACCACGGCAACGTAAGTGCTACTGAAGGCTCAAGAGAGGACGTTCAAATGAAAGAAATGGGCATGAAGCCCATAAAAACTAGAAATGTAGACGTAAAGAAGGTCAAATGGTGCAAAACTAACGGATTTGAAATACTAGAGACACAAGATTGGGCTGGCAAGTACATACCTGTAATACGTGTAGTCGGAAACGAATTTGAAGTGGACGGAAGGTTGTATGTATCAGGTTTGGTACGTAATGCAAAAGATGCACAACGTATGTACAACTATTGGGTTAGCCAAGAAGCAGAAATGCTGGCTCTAGCACCTAAAGCTCCATTTATAGGTTATGGCGGTCAGTTTGAGGGATATGAAAACCAATGGAAAACAGCCAACACGACTAACTGGCCATATTTAGAAGTAAACCCAGATGTAACAGATGGTCAAGGCGCTACTCTACCGCTGCCACAACGCTCACAGCCACCTATGGCTTCAAGTGGGCTTTTGCAGGCTAAAGCAGGGGCTAGCGACGACATTAAGAGTACAACTGGGCAGTATGACACAAGTCTTGGCGCTACGTCTAACGAGCGCTCTGGTAAGGCTATANTAGCCCGTGAGAAGCAGTCTGACACCGGCACATATCACTATGTAGACAATCTAGCAAGGGCTATTAGATACGGAACTCGTCAGCTTGTTGATATGATACCTAAAATCTATGACACACAGCGTATAGCACGCATCATAGGAGTAGATGGTACGACTGACTCAGCTAAGATTGATCCTAACCAACAAGAGCCTGTCAAGAAGATAGTTGACCAAACTGGTATTGTAATTGAAAAGATATACAACCCAAGTGTGGGTAAGTATGATGTATGTGTGACTACAGGCCCAAGTTACATGACCAAGCGTCAAGAGTCGCTGGAGGCTATGGGTCAACTGCTGCAAGGTAATCCGCAACTGTGGCAAGTAGCTGGCGATCTGTTCATTAAGAACATGGATTGGCCAGGGGCTGAAGAAATGTCTAGACGTTTTGCCAAGACCATAGATCCGAAGTTACTAGCAGATAGCGACGAATCTCCTGAGATGCAAGCAGCTAAGCAACAAATAGAGATGATGGGCAAGGAAATGGAGCAAATGCACGGTATGTTGCAGAATGTCCATAAGTCCATAGAAGATCAGACTCTGAAGGTCAAAGAGTTTGAAGCGTCTATCAANATGTACGACGCAGAGACTAAACGTATCACTGCNCTGCAAGGTAATTTGAGCGAAGCAGACGTACAAGATATAGTTATGGGTTCTATACATGGTATGCTTAGCAGCGGAGACTTGCTAAGCGAAATGCCAAGTAG